GAATCTATTACTTTAGATGTTGCTAGTACTACTATTTTTAATCAAGGATTTCATAAATTATCAAAATATGATAGAATAACGTTTAGTGATATACAAGGTACTGTAGAACTTAATAGTACTTCAAAATATGTTGGCGGAACTATTACATCATCATCATTCCAGTTATATGATGATCCTGACTTAACTATACCAACAAACTCGTCTAGTTTTACAGCACATACTTTCCGTACTGGTAAGTGGATAAACAATGGATCAAATTTTGGAACATCAATAGCTGTTGACGATAGAAATACTACATTATTAGTAAGTACACCAGATGACGCTGACGGAAAGGTTTATGTATATAATAGACCAACTAATGCATTGACATATATATTAACACAAACTATTGAACCTTTTAAGTTTGGTAACGATAGACAGCGTTTTGGAGCAGGCCTAGCAATAAGTCCAGACGGTGAATATGTTGTAGTCGGTTCGCCTAATGCTTCAAATGTAAAAACAAAATATTCAGGAGCATTTCAATCAGCTGTTGATTATCCTAAAAATAGTATAGTTGGAAAAGATCAAGGGTTATGGCGTGCCAAAATTGATATTGAAGGCGAAGAAGATAATATTGTATTCAATAGTTTTAGTTCGGTTGTTGAAAATATTGAAGCTGCAGGTTTGCAAAATAATAGCACAGATTTTATTCCAACATTGCTTGTTGGGGATTATGCAATTGATCCTAATAATAACTTACTTGCATTTAATGGTTTACCAACAAGCCATATACTTGTTCGAGCACCGTTTTCGTTGTATGAAGGTAGTGGAATAAACGATCAGGTAAGATTGCAATGGAATTCAGTAACATACGGAAACCAAGACTTATCAGCTTTAGCATCGAGGGCACCTTTTAACGGAAGTCATGCAGTAATCACAGATACATTTTTAAGTCAAGAACATACAATACAAAAGAAAATTGACGAAGTTTTATATGTTAATAGTAGTACAACCGCTGTTGATATAGGAGATGTTTTACAAACACCGGTTGCTACTGGTACAGTTGAATATACTAAATTAGTAGGCGCTGAAATACTAATATATCTAAGAGATGTAAACGGTTCATTTAATACTAGCGATAGTTTATTTAGAGACGATGGCGACTTTATCGGCGAATATGTTAAACAAGGACCAGTAGACCCTGTCAACACTTCAACAGTTTGGGGTGGATATTGGTGGATTGACACACCTGTGTATACACCAACTTCGTCTACAACAAATATTGACAAGGGCGCCGGATTAGTTTACTGGGATCTAATATCAGATAGTACTCCAACTGGTAGATACTATTATTCGAGTTTGGATTATTTAACAACTGATATTAGTAGTCAAAATACTTTTACTGGTTATATAAGAACGTTAACATATAGAGGGCTACCTGGAGCAGGTGGAAGTAATTCTACTTTCTCAAGTAACTTATATGTAATGCGAGCTCCTAAAGCACTCAGTGATACTATATCTCCAGGTGATCCAGTTAGTGTTTATGTTAACCAATTACCGCAATACACAACCGGTGACTTCAAAGATCTAACTACAATAGGATTAAGTTCTACAGTTACAAACACAACAAGAAACGTTTATGACGTATGGGACGGATACATTAATTTAGACTTTACTAAAACAGATGCATCAGATAATCCTTTTGAGCCAAGAGTAGGTGATACAGTTCGTGATTTAACAACTGGAGCAACAGCTGAAGTAACATTTTATCAAAGAAACAGTTTAAATGCCACTATATTTGTAAAAAATTTAGTAGGTACATTTAGTGTTGGCGACGACTATGGACAAAATGCAGAAATAGAATACTTGGCTACACCAGGTGATCCTGATGTAAATTATCAAACCGATCGTGTAATGGGCGAAATACAATTTACATCATTAGGGTATACACCTTCTGGAATAGGTAAAATGCTAGTGTTTGATAGCGGAAATCCTATTACATTAAGTGCAGAAGATAATATTAATGAAGTTGAATATTGGATGTATACTGAAGGAAATGTTTTAGGTATTCCTAGATTACCAAATCCACCAAGTAGTATAAACAACGATTGGGAACAAGTTTATAGAATTCCGGCAGAATCAACAGGAACACCAAGTGGATTTACTAACCAAGGACTATACACAGTATACAGTAGATCTGCTCCGGGCAGATATGATGAAATTGGTACATATACTGTTCCTGAACAACAGTCGAACTTTAAACTTGGTAGCAATATTAAAATTGCAAAAACTAGTAACGGCTTGTATAGAACAATGGTGCATGCCGAAGGCACACAGACACAATCTTCACCAGGTAGAATCTATTTTATTAAGACTGGCATTGAAAATGGTATTACATATACATGGGAATATGCGAAAAACAAAAAGTACAAAGGTGTCTTTAACGAAAGTATAAGTTATTTTACTAACGATATTGTTTACAGAGAAAATCCTGCGGTGAGCGGAACAGGAGTATTATATGTAGCAAAAACTAATTTAGCACCAGGCACATTTAATACAACTGACTGGACAAGTACAGATGATTTAATTGACTATGTTGGATTTATACCAAACTCTTCAGGCACTAGTGTTATTAACGACAGTACTGACGGAAGCACAGTTCTTGATCAAGGGTTACTTTCGACCTTCGGAAGTGAATTTGATATTAATAAAAACGGTGATGTACTAATTGCTAATGCATTATACGATAATGATAAAACTAATCAAGTTGTTGTATATCGGCAAAATAATGGCTTTTGGGAAAGAGGCCAAGAAATACAAGCACCAGATAAAACTAGCGGCTTTGGAAAGGCAATAGCAATATCAGATGATGGTATGTATATAGCAATTTCAGAACCATTTAATGATGATTACAATGCCGATCAAGGTAAAGTTTCGATTTATCATCAAGTTAATGGTGTGTTTACATTCTTACAAGATTTACAAAGTCCTAACAATGAACGTGCTGAAAGATTTGGTTGGGAGTTGCAATATGACGGAAATAAGTTATTTGTAACTTCGAGAAATGCTGATTCAACTGAAACAACTACATTTGATTCTAATACCACTAGATTTGATAATTCTTTTACAGAAATAGTTGAAGAAAGAAAAGATGTTGGCGTAGTATTTGTATACGAAAAAACTCCAACAGGTATGTTGTTTGCACAAACTATTCAAATTCCAGATTCGGATGTTAATACGTTTGGCAGAAACATACTAGCAAAACTTAATCATTTTTATACAGGATTAGAAACTAAAGTTGATGAAAATTCTCAAGGCCAAGTAGTTGATTTTAGAATAGATCAAGATGTTAAGATGTGGGAAACATATAGGTCTTCAAACAAAACAGTTGATGTAGAAAAAATTAAAAAAATATTTTTATATAACATTAAAGAAAACGAATTACTTACATATCTTGATTACATAGATCCAATACAAGGCAAAGTAGCAGGACCTGCGGAGCAAGAACTTACATATAAAACATATTTTGATCCTGCAGTTTATACTACTTCTAGTAGTATTAGTGCAATACAAGATCAAACATCTGCTTGGGGACCAAAACAAGTCGGCGAAGTTTGGTGGAACTTAACAACAGCCAAGTTTACTAATCCTTATCAAGGTAGTATTCAATATGCAACACAATCTTGGAACAAAGTATTTCAAGGAAATTCAATTAATGTTTACGAATGGGTAGAATCAGATGTACTTCCAAGTGCTTGGGACGCAGAGTCTGATACTGAAACTGGGTTTTCTAAAGGATATAGTGGTAAAAGTTTATACGGAGATTCATCGTATTCAACAAGACGAGTATACAATGAAATTTTAAAAACTTTCAAAACAATGTATTATTTCTGGGTAACAGATAAAACTATTGTTCCTAATGTTGAATTTAGAAAAATTGATACTAGAGAAATTGCACAATATATTACTGATCCTGCAGCAAAAGGACATAGATTTGTTGCACTTATTTCACCAGAAAAATTTGTACTATATAACTGCGAACCTTTGATAAAAGGTACAGATGTTGCCATTAATATACAATTTTGGACAATTAAAAATCAAAACCAAAATATTCATAACCAATATCAAATTGTTAGCGAAGGCCTTGAAACTAGCCAACCAAATCCAGATGTTGTTATAAAATGGTTTGATAGTTTAATCGGATATGATGCACAATCGAGAATAGTACCAGATCCAACACTTAGTGACAGAGAAAAATACGGGTCACTTAATAGACCTCGACAGTCTTGGTTTAAAAACAAAAACGAAGCACTAAAACAAGTGATTGAGCGTGTAAACCTTGTTCTTACAAAGAATTTAATTATTGACGATAAAGATATAAGCAAATTATCGTTAAACGATCCGATATTAACTACAGCTAGTAATTTATATGATGTTGAAGTAGAAACAGTAGCAGATCTTGCAACAGTTGGAACAGACAAAATTGAAAGAGCAGTACTATCTCCTGTGATCAAAGACGGAAAAATTACAGATGTAACTATTATTAATCCTGGTAAAGGATACAGATATCCTCCTACTATATCAATAGCAGGCAAAGGTACAGATGCAGAATTATTGCCAGTAATCGACGGAGCAGGTAAAATAATATCTGTAACAGTATTGCAAGAAGGAACATATTACGATTCAAGTACTATTTTAACTGTACGAAATTTTTCTGTATTAGTTAAAGCTGATGAAACTTTGCTAGGTAAATGGGCTCTTTATCAAAGAGAAAATAGAGCCTGGAATAGAATAAAAAGTCAATCTTATAATGTATCTTTATTTTGGAAATATATTGATTGGTATGCTACAGGATATAATGAAGCAACTGACATTGATTACCTTATTGACAATAGTTATGAATTAACAAGTTTAGATAATCCTGTTGGAAGTGTTGTAAAAATATCAAATATTGGTACAGGCGGATGGCTGTTAATTGAAAAAATATCAGCCAGCGATAGCGAAGATTATACACAAAATTATAAAACTATTGGTAGACAAAACGGTACAATTAAATTTAACGAAACGTTATATGATTCAGAAGCAGCATTTACTGGGTTTGATACAATTAGTTTTGATACTAAAGTGTTTGACAGTGAACCAATTAAAGAACTTAGAATTATTTTAAACACAATAAAAGATGATATTTTAATTGATGAACTATTAGTTGAATTTAATAAGTTATTTTTTGCAAGTTTGCGTTATGTATTTTCAGAACAAACATACGTAGATTGGGCGTTTAAAACTAGTTTTATAAAAGCTAAACATAACGTTGGTTCGTTACGTGAAGATATTACATTTAACAATGATAACCTTCCAAGTTACGAAGCATATGTTAAAGAAGTTAAACCGTTTGCAACAAAAATTAGAGAATACCTAAGTGCGTATGAGGGTTTAGACCCTACAAAAACAGTAACAACTGATTTTGACTTACCAGCATCTTATAATGCTATAGAAGGTAAAATATTACCAAAGAATATTAAAGTTATTGATGATGTACTAGTAGGAACAACTCCTGATCTAGAAACTTATCCAAATAAAAATTGGTTAGATAATAGTAGCTATAGCATTGTCAGCGTAACTCCAGTTGATGGTGGTCAAGGTTATACATCACCTCCAGAGTTAACATTAACCGGCGGCGGTGGATCAGGCACTGTTCTAAAAACATATTTAGGAACAAAGGGAGATGTAACAAAGGTTGATGTAGTTGTTTCTGGTAGCGGATATTACAGCACACCTGTAATCTCAGTTAACGGCAATCTTATAGATGGCGGCAGAGATGCAACTTTCAGTGTAGAACTAGGTAATAATCCAGTAAGAGGAATTACTACTACAGTTAATTTTGATAGAACTACAGGAACATATGTATATACGCAAATTGATCAAACACAAACATTTACAGCATCAGGATCTCAGTTTGAATTTAATTTAAATTGGCCCATTGATTTAAAGATTACTGATATAAGTGTATTTAGAAATAATATTGAACAATTAAGTAACGAATATACCTATACTAATATCTTAGATGCTACAGCAAGCTATGAAAGATATTATGGACAAGTATCTTTTACAAATAAACCAGATGCTAACGATATAATTGTTATTAATTACAAACTTTCTCCAGATCTATATCAAGCAGCAGATCGAATTAGTAATTTATATAATCCACAAGAAGGGCAATTAGGCAAAGAATTAAGCCAGTTAATGACAGGCATTGATTACGGCGGCGTAGAAGTTAAGAGCTTTGGAATGTCGCAGGGTCAAGGATGGGATTCAGATGCATGGTTTGGATCAACTTGGGATAGTTATGATAATACTTATAATGATGAAATTTTTGAATTAGGTGATAGTACAACACTATTTAATTTTAGCAAGCCATTAGAAACAGGTGTAGAATATCATGTTTATAGAAACAATGTTAGAATTGATGATCCTAATTTTGGAACAGCACAGCAGACAAATCCAAATGCACTAGTGCAAAGTATTACAGGTGCAGGGCAAACAGCATGGTCTCGAACAGATGATGATTATGATGTAACAAACTATGTTGCATTTAACGAAGAAGCTGTTCCATTTGGAAATACAGATGTTGTAATATTTAGAAAATCAACTAGCGATGGCACTTTCCTACCAAATGAGCAAACATACGACAGTATTATACAAGGCGGTAGTTTAAATTATTCTACAGCAACAGGATTAGAAAGTGCAGACATTACAATTGACGGTGATGGATTTGTTACACCTACTACAAGTGCAGGCCCTGAAGAACAAGTTCCTGGACAGATATTAGATACTGTTGATATTAAAGTGTTTGAAAGACCTAAAGGTGGAGGAAGCCAAGTAGCTTCTACAAATTATAATGGTAATGGTAGTAAAGTTACATTTGATATAGGAGCAAAGCCTTTAACTACACAATCAGTATTTGTTAAAGTAGCAGGAAATATACAAACACTTGGCGAAGACAATGACTATACTATTGATTTTAATAATAACACTATAACACTAGCAAGCGCACCGGCTATAAATTCTAAAGTAAATATTATAACATTAGGCGTAAGCGGAACAAAAATTATTGATATTGATACAATAGTAGCTGACGGAAGTACAACTTCATTTATAACAAATGTAAGATACAAAGCTAACTTACAAAATATTATTACAATGAACGGCCTTCCAATAGAAAACGTTGTAAATAAAAGTAAAAAAGCAGATGGCATTGCTGGCAATGCATTAATCAAGTTTGCTATACCTCCAACAGCAGGTTCTGAAATTAAATATGTGTTCTTTGAAGACGATTTATTAGTTAAAAACTATAGTGAAGTAAATGTTGAAACTATTACAGCTGATGGAAGTAGTTTAGCATATGACATTACAACCACTCCAAGTGTACAGCAACCATTGCATTTTAAAACATTAGTAAAAGCTGGAAATAAAATATTTAACGCAGGATATAATCAAAGATATATTACTAAGGCAACTACATTAGAATATAAAATTGAGGAATGGCAATTCCCTCCTGGCTCACTTGATAGCAGATATGTAGAAGTTTACTTAAACGGTGTTATACTTGATACTGTAAAATGGAACTTAATAGTAGGAGCAAGTACTGTTATTAGATTAAAAGGCGAAGTGCAACAGCAAGATGGTGACATACTAGATGTGTTTGTAATGACCGACGGTGAGTATAGATTTGGATATGTAGATTCTGCGTCAAGGCTATTTGTAAAAACTCCTAATCAAATACATTTTGATACAGCTATTGCTGAAGGCACAGAAATTGAAATATTTACATTTAATAATCATGATTATCAAGATATACAAACAATAAATTATGATGTAATTGACAGAATTAATTTAGTTCCAGGCACTGATGAATACCAAAAATATATACATCTACATAATGGACTTATAAAATTAAATCAAGAAGCTATTGATGCACAATATTTATGGGTATCAATTAATGGACAATTACTAACTCCGAGTGTAGATTATTTTGTAACAGATAATAAACAGTATGTTAAAATTGAATCAACTATATCTGAAAATGATGTAGTCCAAGTAGTACATTTTGCAGCTAGTAAAACACAAAATAAATTTGGATGGTCACAGTTTAAAGATATGTTGAACCGAACACACTACATTAGGATAAACAATGAAGAAGAAGTTACACTAGCAAAAGATTTGTATCAATACGATCAAAGTATTACGGTAATTAATGGAGAAGCATTACCGTCACCAGTTGCAGGATCACTAAAACCAGCAATAATTATGATTGGCGGGGAAAGAATTGAATACTTTGTACGTAACGGAAATGTAATAAGTCAATTTAGAAGAGGTACTTTAGGAACAGGTGTTAAAAACATGTATCCAGCTGATACAGTAGTATTAAATATTTCAGGCAAAAACTCTATGCCGTACAAAGATGAAACATTAACAACAATATTTACAGCAGACGGTACATCGTCGACATATGAACTTGATTTTACAGCTAGTAATATAAACGAATTTGAAGTTTTTGTTGCAGGTAAGCGTTTACGTAAAAATTCAATAAACAATTACATTTTTAACGAAATAACAGGACCAGTTTCTCAGGATAGTCCTGAAGGTGACGAAACAATATCAGCTGAATTTACTGTAAACGGTAATCAGCTAGTACTTACAACCACTCCAACACAGAATACAAAAGTGATTGTTGTAAGAAAACAAGGACAACAGTGGACAGAACCAGGTACTGCACTTGCAGATAGCGATTCTAACATAAGTAGATTCTTACGTGCAGCAAGAGTTGACTTGCCGCGATAAATACAACAGCAGGATGGTATAAACTATGACAGATAAATTAAACGAACAAAGCGGTGTGCTACTACAAGGTCACATCAAAATACATAATCCAGAAACTGGCGAAGTTATTATAGACAAGCGTAACGCTATTCATTATGAAAATATGAGTATTAGTTTAGCTGAAAGTTTAGGCAATGCTGGCACAGGTTGGATATATGAAATGGGGTTTGGAAATGGCGGAACTAGCGTTGATCCTACAGGTATTATTACATATCTAACACCAAATTCAACTGGTACTAATGCAAGTTTGTACAACGAAACATTTACAAAGATTGTAGATGATAGAAGTGTTAACAATTTAGATCCTGCTAGAAATAAAATTGAAACACGTCATGTAAGCGGCACAAACTATACTGATATCTTAGTAACATGTTTATTAGATTATGGTGAACCTACAGGACAAGATGCTTTTGATACAGCAGCAGATCAAAATAGTTTATATGTATTTGATGAATTAGGATTAAGAGCATACAGTGCATCAGGAACTGGCAGATTACTAACACATGTTATTTTCCATCCTGTACAAAAGTCACTTAATAGGCTTATACAAATAGATTATACAGTTAGAGTACAAAGTTTAACTGGTTTTAACGAAGGATAATTAGATGGCATATACGATTAATTTTACAAATAGTGCTGAAAAAGATCCTATTGTTATTGAAGATGGTACAATTAATAACACAACAAGCCTAAGTTTTCCAGGAAGAAATTCAACTGGCTATGGCGCTGTTATTGCTGAAGACTTATTACGCTTATTAGAAAATTTTGCAAGTCCAACTGAACCTAGTAATTCTATACAAGGTCAGCTTTGGTATAATAGTATTTCAGGACAATTATTAGTTTACGATGGCACTACTTGGATACCAAGTGGCGGCTTAGCTAAGAGTACATCTCAACCTGATCCGACAGATGCAACAGACGGTGATCTATGGGTTGACACTGCATCACAGCAATTATATTTGTTTTCAGGTTCTACTTGGGTATTAGTAGGTCCAGAATTTAGTCAAGGATTAACAACAGGTGCAAAACCTAGTAGTATTGTTGGACAAGATAATGTTGAATACACAGTAATTGAAATTCAAGTTAGTGCAAATATTGTTGCTATTGTTGCTTTTGACGACTTTGTTCCAAAAGCAACAGTGCAAGGCTTTACAGCAATTAAGCCAGGCATTAACTTAGCAAACAGAGATACTGATGCTGACGGAGTAAACAATGTAAAATTCTATGGAGTTGCAGAACAAGCAGAAAATTTAATTGTAAATGATCTTGCTGTTCCAAGTGCAAACTTTTTAAGAGGAGATGTTGAATCAACATCTACTAATCCGTTAAACATTCAGAACAACACTGGTATTGCATACGGCATTAACGGAGAAATGGGTATTGGCATTGAAGGAAGTGCTGGTATAATACAACATAATATTGAAGGATCAAATATTGATATGCGTGTGCGTAATGCAGGCGCAAGTAAAACAGTTCTTCGAGTTGATAGTAGTTTAAGAGTTGGTATTAATAACGAAGCACCCGACGAAGCATTAGATGTTACAGGGAATTTATTAACAAGTGGAATAATTAGAACTAATGATGTAACCGAAAGTACAACTATAAGCAATGGAGCATTAATTGTAAAAGGCGGCATTGGCGTTGCTAAATCTTTAAACATTGGCGAAAATCTTGTTGTACAAAAAGGTATTACTTTAGGTAATAATGATCTTACAGTTGATACAACTGAATCAGAACTTATTATGCCAGATTTAAATAACACTCGTAATATTGGTAGTCCTACAAATAAATGGCGTAAAATGTATGCAACTACATTTATTGGATCTTTAGAAGGTTCAGTTAGTGGTAGTGTAAGTGGTAAATCAGGAAGTGCTGATAAACTTACAAGTTCTACAACATTTAGATTAACAGGCGATGTTGAAACTGTTGAAAACGTATTTGACGGACAAACAGGTGGAGCTGTAAAAGATTTTAATATATCAATTAAAAATACAATCATTTCAGGAAAACCACAAGTAACTGATAGTTTATCAAACGATGAATTTATTATTGATAGAATTAGCGGATCTAGTACGGGTCTAAGACGTATATCAAGAGGAACATTATTTCAGAATATTGCAGGTCTTACACCTATTGGAAGTATTATGCCATTTGCAGGAAATATTGAACCTACAGCTACAGGTTGGTTCTTTTGTAATGGACAAGAACTAAGCCAAGGTGTATACAATACTTTATATCAACTAATTGGATTTACTTATAAAGCACAAGGATTAGTAACAGCAGGAAATTTTGCTCTACCTGATCTAAGAGGAAGGTTCCCACTAGGATCATTAACTATGGGCGGCACAAATCCGGCAGTTGAAGTTCCAGATACTAGATCAAGAGACTCTAACTCAAGTGTATTAGGTGCTGTTGATGGAACAGACGATGTTACAATAGATGTTAATAATTTACCAGAACACGAGCATGATTTAAGAGCTGATAACGGTGTTCAATTTACAGCTATTAGAGCTGTTGACGGTAGAGGCGGAGATAAACCAGATGATGCATCATTAAGTACAATACAAACTGGTGCTGATCAATTATCCCAAACAATTGATAAAAGTGGTGGAATATTATCACCGACAGTAGGTGATGATTTAAATATAATGAACCCATATCAAACAGTTAATTATATTATATACACAGGAGTAACATCATGAGTTATAAACTAAACAAAACAGACGGCTCACTCCTAGTAGAATTACAAGATGGAGTAATTGATACTACCTCTTCAGATCTAACCCTTGTAGGAAGAAATTATAAAGGCTTTGGCGAATATATTAATGAAAACTTTATTAAATTAACAGAAAGTTTTGCAAGTACTAGTGCTCCTTCAAATGCAATACCAGGACAACTTTGGTACGATACTTCCGATCAGCGTTTAAAAATTTACAACGGAACAACATTTAGAATTGCAGGCGGCCCAATTATAAGTTCTTCACAACCTAACATGGTTGCAGGTGATTTATGGATTGATAATGAACAAAATAAATTATATTTTTATGATGGAACCGATGTTGTTGCTGTAGGACCTAATTACACAGCTACACAAGGAAAAACTTTGTTAGAAGCTGTGACAATGATTGACACATCAGGACAAACTAGAGCAGTCCTAGCACAATATATACAAGGAAACTTAATTGGTATACATAGTGCAAAAGAATTTACACCGAGAACTGAAGATGTACTATTACCATATGCAGCAGGAAGAGTAATCAAGGTAGGGTTTAATCCACTTTATACAGCAGATAATGGAGATAACATTGCTTTCCGTTGGAATGGAATTGCATCAACAGCAGAAAACTTAGTAGATGCTCAAGGTGTATCAGTTGCTAGTACTGACTTTGTTAGAAATAACGAAAGAGATAGTAGTAATGTTATTGTTGATCAAACAATGGACGGTGGATTATTTGTTAAAGGAGAATCTGGAGTAAAAGTTGGATACGGTGATACAGCATACGGACAATTTAAAACTACAGAAACAGATACAAAAACAGTTATTGATATTTTAAATCAAAATCAACCATTTGCAATCAGAAGAAAAGTTGGTTCGAATCAAATTGATGGGTTAACATTTGATACACTAAATGGACGTTTTGGTATTTTTCAAGACACACCAACAGTTGCATTAGATGTAACTGGAGATGCAAGAGTTACAGGCGACTTAACGATTGAAGGAAACATTGCAATCGGCGGCGCAAGCACAATTATTGATTCAGCAGAGTTAAGAGTACAAGATCCGCAAATACAATTAGGAATTACTGATGATTCAACAGAATTAGACGATGCAGGAATCGACGGCGGCGGATTTGTTATTAACAGCTTAAATGGTAGTAAAGACTTTATCTGGAAAAACTCAACAGGCAACTTTACATCCAATCAAAATATAGACTTAGAATTAGGAAAGTCTTTTAGAATTTCAAATGCAAATGTACTTACAGCGACAACATTAGGTAGCGGAGTTGTAAATTCTTCTTTACAAAATGTTGGTACACTAACATCTGTAACTGTAAGTGGTAATGCAGCAGTTGGAAGTATTAGTTCGCCAGGAGCATTAAATATTAGCTCTACAGGCGATATAACAGTAAACACACAAAAGATTACTGGAGTGGCTGCACCAACGGGTACAACTGACGTAGCAAATAAAGGTTATGTAGATACACAAATTGCATTTGAACCAATGTCTTTAGCATTAGATATTACAGGATTTGTATCACCAAATGTACCCGGCGTAGGTGACGGACCAATAAACGATGTAAAAGCTGTTATAGAATCAGTATATCCTGCTTCAGCAGCAGCAAATGGAAAAGTTGCTAAAATACATTGTACATCATATGCGGCCAGTACAATTTCAGGAATTCAAATTACTGTATCTACTTCGCCAAATGCTACTGGGGTTTTACAAAAATCAACTATTTCAGTTGATTCAGCAGGAACACAAAATGAATCAGTTATACAAGATATAGCATTCATTAATCCAGCTACAGGTACGGTGGCACTAGATCCATCGAGATTTACAATGACATTCACAATAACAGCAGGAGTGTGGACTTGGAATTCCACAATAGCATATCCGTAAGGATCTGATAAATACTTGTAACAAGGAACTGAAACATGGCGTACACAATAAACAAATATGATACTACCCAGCTTACAATAGTACAAGACGGTACTATTGATCAAACAACTGACATTAAGTTAGTTGGTAAGAATTATGCAGGGTACGGTGAGATACAAAACGAAAACTTTGTATTTCTTTTAGAAAACTTTGCAGGAGCAAATCAACCACCAAGGGCTATACAAGGCCAAATATGGTTTGATACAGCAAATAGCAAATTAAAATTTTATGACGGTGGCAAATGGCGCACAACAGGCGGCGCAGAAATTAGTGCTACAGCACCAGCAGGTTTATCAACTGGTGATTTTTGGTGGGATACAACTAACCAACAGTTATATGCATACAACGGCACAGATTTTGTACTCGTAGGTCCACAAGATGCAGGTACAGGCATTACACAAATGCAAAGTAAAACAGTACTTGATACTGGATCAATTAGTAGAAGTGTAATTGCTGCAACAGTAAACGACGATGTACAATTCTTAATAAGCCCAGTAGAATTTACTATCGACTCAACTGATGCACAAAACGCAATTTCAGGATTTGATATAGTACGCCAGGGTGTTACACTTAAAAATACGCAAAGTGCAACAGCTGGAGTAACAAGCACAGATCATCAATTCCACGGTACAGCATCTAACGCATTAAAACTTAACGGAGTTGATGCAAGTAATTATGTTACAGCTAACCCAGGTGCGCCAACAGTATTCACAGAGATAACAAACTTCCAAACTGATGCAGGTATTGCAATTGGTGCAGGATTAGATTTAAAATTGTTTATCGAGAATGATAACGAAGGTGTTATACAAAATTCACAAGGTGACGAAATTAAATTTAGAGTAAAAGAATCCGGCGGAGCAACCGTAAATGTTGTAGATATCCGTCCAGGAAATATTTTACCTGGTATACAAAGTACAGGTCCAACTGTTTATAGAAGTATAGACATAGGTTCTACAGCAGCACCATTTGATGATGTATATGCCGGAAATTATTATGGAATTTCAGAAAAAGCAAGTGCTCTTATTGTAGGTGGAAATACTAGAGTAGGATCAGTAGACTCAAGCGGAACAGGCACCGGCAATACTATAGCTGTAAGAGACGGATCAGGAAACTTAAATGCAGTATTATTTCAAGGCACAGCAACAAGTGCAAGATATGCTGACTTAGCAGAAGTTTATGTAACTGATCAAGATTATCCAACAGGAACAGCAATGTGTGTCGGCGGCGAAGCAGAAGCTACAGCATGTAAAGCAAGTTGCATGGCAATTGGAGTTATATCTGCAGAGCCTGCATATTTAATGAATAGCGATTGTGACGGTCAAGCAATTGGTCTTAAAGGGCGTGTTCCAGTAAGAGTAAAAGGAACTGTAACAAAAGGACAGCCTGTTTATGCATGGGAAGATGGTGTTTGTACTACTATAGCATCAACAGCATTAGTAGGAATTGCTCTAGAATCAAGCCAGGACGAGTCAGAAAAATTAATCGAGTGTGTCTTAAAAGTATAAATAAGTACGTAGTTTAAAAAAGGATGAAGAATGGCTGTATCAGTAGGCTCAAGTATTAATGAAACACATTATACCACACTAAGAAGCGGTATAAACACAGTAATGGGAACCCCAACAGGAAGCGGTAACGGTTCATCGGGATATAATGTTGGTATTTCAGCACCGTCGGTATCTGTAGGTTCAACAATTACAGCATCACAATGGAACAATTTAAGAGGTGATATTCGCAAAGCAAGCGCACACCAAACTAATAGTGCCGTAGCACTAACAACAGTTGATACAGACACAGGCATTACAGCAGCAATACATAACGAATTTGAAACGGCATTATCTACAGTAACATCAAATAGATTTACAATGGCAACGGCACAAAGTACACTTAGTACAGCAAGAACAAAAAATAAATCAGGTGGATGGAATGGTACACAAATACATGATGTACAGTTAACCTGGGGAAGTGCAAACGCATTCAAAGCATTTTGGAATGCCGGCGGAGTGGTTAGTATTAATTCGTCTTTATCTTATACTGGTTCTGAAGCTAAAACACTAGATTGGAAAAGCCTAGTAAACGATGCTAAAAACGTAAGTATAAACTATACAAGTGCATATGCAGACGGTGGCGGTAACCAAGGTACAATTACCAACACAGGTATGTATGATTTGAACACAAATGGCACTGAGGTAAAAATTTTCCAAGATGGCGGTACTAATCCGTACTCAGAAAACGACTACCAAATTTATATTAGATATATCACTAACGGAATAAGAGTACGTGTATTTTTCAGAGACGATGATGCAGGCGACCAAACAGGAACTGGCGCACCTGTTGATGAACCCGTCCAAGGCACTCTAACAAGTGCTATTACTGTTAGACGTGCTACAGGCTCAAACGTTGAAGTTACATCACCTAGTGTAGCTACTGGCAGTTCAAATACTTTCTAATTAACTCTTGACAAACACTTAGTTTTAGTATATACTATAACAGTATATACAAGGAGATCCCATGGATGAACGACTGGAAAAAGCTCTAGAATTTTCTAACTTTTTAGAAACACAAAACAACCAAAAACGTATTTTTTTAAAGCAGTATCAAGATAATCTTGTCCATTATACTAATGGGCATAAAATAACTGTTACTATGGATTTAATTAGTTTCTGCCAAAGTTTGCTAGAATTAGATCAAGGAGAAACAGTTTTGTTAGATGACAATAGTATTCCTTTTGATGTCAATAATCTAAAAGAATTTACAAGACAGTTATTAGGTGTCTATACTTTTGCATCTAGAAAATACTTATATGATTATAAAAAAATTAAAGACAACAGATCAGTTGAAGGATTAACTAGTCTATGAAAAAAGGCGTAGTTTTATTTGCTTTTAATAACAATACAATTGATTATGTAAAGCAAGCAATATATTGTGCAAAACGTATAAAAAAATATCTAGGGTTATCAGTACAACTAATAACTGATGACAAAGACCACCTAATTAAAAAATTTCCGTTTTATAAAAAATATATTGATGTAGTTACATATAGCCCTGCTCCTATTCCATCTAACAAAACATTTTATGATGGAATACATGGAAATCACGGCAAGTTAGATTGGAAAAATAGTGCAAGAGATAGTGCATTTGATCTTACAGTATTTGAACAAACATTAGTTCTTGATACTGATTTATTGATTAGTAATGATAAATTACTAACTTGTTTTAACATGTCAGAAGATTTCATGATTGCTAAGAATTATCAATTAGTAAATACTAGTAAATCTTATAAAAGTTTTGATAGAATTAGTGATAATTCTGTACCAATGTATTGGGCGACAATAATTTACTTTACTAAGAGTTATACGTCAAAAACAGTATTTGATTTAGTAAAACATATTAAAGAAAATTATAATTATTATAGATTAGTTTATAATATCATCGAAACAAAATTTAGAAATGATTTTGCTTTTAGTATTGCATTACACACAATGCGAGGGTTTGTAGAAGATAGTAACTGGCCTCTAGATATTCCTACTGATATGTGGGTATCTACTGATAAGGATGTACTAGTAGATGCAAACAATAGTAGTATAAAATTATTAGCACAAAGAGATCATGATTATCTTGCTGTTAAGTTAGATGATGCTACTACTCATATTATGAACAAGTTTAGTTTAGACAAGTTTATTGATAAGGAGTTTGCTAATGAGTAACGGCATTTGTCTTGTTGCACAAAATAATAATACAACAGATTATATTAGACAAGCGTATGCACTAGCGTTAAGTGTTCTTGCTAACAGTCCTAGAACCAATATAAGTTTAATTACTAACGACGAAGTACTTCCTGAGTATCAAAAGGTATTTGATAAAATTATACCTATACCTTGGGGCGATGGTGCTAATAATAAACAATGGAAAATTGAAAATCGTTGGAAAGTTTACCACATAACACCTTATGAAAATACAGTTGTTATGGATGTAGATATGTTGGTGTTAGATAATATTAATAAAGTTTGGCAAGATTTTACAAAATCACCTCCTTTATTATTTACAAAAAATGTTAAGACTTATCGAAACGAACTAATTACTTCTCGATATTATAGGAAAACATTTGATTCAAACGATTTGCCAAATGTATATACAGGACTATATCAATTTTCAAAATCAGAAAGTACACACGGATTTTTCGTATTGCTTGATATAGTAATGAAACATTGGAGAGAATTTTACAAACAATATGCACCTAACGATTTTCAAGCCTGGTGTAGTGTTGATGTTAGTGCAGCAATAGCATTAAAAATATTAGATATGCAAGGATATTGTTTAGATAATAGTACATTAGCGTTTACACATATGAAACCTCATTTACAAAATTTATATAATCCACCATCTAAATGGACAGAACTTCTAACTGTTGATTTTGGAAATAATGATATCATTATTAATGGATATAAACAATCGGGTGTATTGCATTACGTTGAAAATAGTTTTTTGTCAAATGATATAGTTAAGTGGCTAGAGGAGAAAATATAATGTTTTACTTACACTATGACGAAGAAGGCAACATAACTTCAGTCTCTAATATTAAAGCAACAGTTGAAAAGTATATCAAAATTGATAAAAAAACTTTTAATGAATTTAATAATGGCGAAAAAGCAATGTTTGATTACAAAGTAATTGAAAATGTTAAAACAAAAGGAAGTTATCACATTGTTCCTATCAATATCGATGAAGAAGAATCTGTACATCATACAAATTTTGTAAATAAAGCAGATATATTAGAATCAGGAATCCAGATTGTACAAGAAAAAGACGGATGGGTCGTAAATAATTTTATAGATGATGTAAATTGTACAGCATTGTCAATAGGCGAAGATTATCTAAAAGAATATTATATTGTAGATAGCACTAACAGATTTATATTATTAGATAAGTTTAGTATTAATTTAAAAGAATTTGCAACACAAAAAGAAATAAAAATTAGTAATTGCTCGTCGCATAAAACAGTATCGGTTTTAACTAATAGTAGTCATATACCGCATGTACATACAATAGGATATAAACATGAAAGTAATTGATCAAGATATAATATTTTTAAGTTATGATGAACCTAACGCTGAAGAAAATTATGCAGACTTACTAGCCAAAGTCCCATGGGCTAAACGTGTACATGGAGTAGAAGGTTCAGATGCTGCACACAAAGCATGTGCTGATCTAAGCGAAACTGAAAATTTTATTACTATTGATGGTGATACAATTATTGATCCTAAGTTTTTAGAAGTAGATCTTGATTTGAATAAACTAAATGCAACAAAAGATTATCAATTTAGCTGGGCTGGCAAGATAGATGTAAATGGACTAATGTACGGTAACGGTAGTATAAAAATGTGGACAAGAAATTTTGTAAAAAATATGAAAACACATGAAAATACAGACGGCTCCGATGACACAAGTATAGAATTTTGTTATTTTGATAATTATCTTCAACTAAATGAAAATTTTTCGACTAGTATTATTAGTTCAACTCCTCAACAGGCTTGGAGAGCAGGATTCCGCGAAGGTGTAAAAATGTCGCTAAACAGAGGATCGGTAATAAAAGATTTAGAAAAGTTATGGTGGCAAAATTATAACAGACTGTTAGTTTGGACTATGGTTGGTGCAGATATAAAAAACGGATTATGGACTATATACGGCGCTAGAGAAGGTGTTTTTAAAACAATGTGTACAGATTGGGATCACATACAGGTAAGAGACTTCACATATTTAAATAACCTGTGGAATGAAAAACAAAAAACACAAATAACAGGTGATGACTTATTAGAAGCTATAGAAGTTCTAGGAGCTTCGTTAGTAAACGAACTTAAACTACCAATAGGACAAATGCCTTTAGATGAGCAACAGAGTAAATTTTTTAAGAAAGTTTACACTCAGCCTGCAAGAAATATAAAATTATAAAATGAAAACATCTGATGATCTATATCATTTCCGAGATAATGTTTTAAATGAAGTAAGTCCGAGTTTTTGTACAGCAAAATGGAAGCAGGTAACTTTACATTTACATAGTGGACAAACACACAGTTGTCATCATCCCGTTCCGCATAAAATTCCTTTAGATGAAATTGCTGATAATCCAAGTGCATTACATAATACTAAATTTAAAAAACTTCAGCGTAAAGAAATGTTAGAAGGAAAACGTCCTAGTGAATGTGACTATTGCTGGCGAGTAGAAGATTGTAACCCTGAAGCTCTTAGCGATAGAGTATATAAATCTGCAGAACCATGGGCTAGAAATTTTATTGATGAAATTATATCTAAGCCTTGGGATGACGATGTTGATCCTAGTTACTTAGAAGTTAGTTTTAGTCATGTGTGTAATTTAAAATGTAGTTATTGTAGTCCTCAGGTTAGTAGTAAATGGGTAGAAGAAATACAACAGCATGGTGCATATAAAACTAGTAGTAACTTTAATGATTTAGATTGGATTAAAAAGCAAGGAACTATGCCTATACCAAATAGAGAACATAATCCTTATGTTGAAGCTTTTTGGAAATGGTGGCCTAGTGTATCGTCTAAATTACACACGTTTAGAATTACTGGTGGCGAACCATTATTATCAAAAGATACTTTTAAAATTCTTGATTATTTGATAGAAAATCCCTTGCCAAATTTAGAATTTTCTATCAATAGTAATATGTGCTTACCTGATGCTGTAATAGATAAATTTATTGAAAAAATTAAAATAATCTGTAATGAAGGCAAAGTTAAAAATTTTAAAATATTTACAAGTGCCGAAGCACATGGTACACAAGCTGAATATATTAGATACGGACTTAATTATAATAAATGGATTGCAACTATTAGACGTATATTAACTGAGGTGCCTAACTGTACTTTTACTTGTATGAGTACCTATAATTTATTAAGCATGTTTTCTTTTGATAAATTTTTACAGGATATACTATCTATTAAAACTGAATTTGGAGGACTAGGAAAGCCAACACCGATTATACTAGATGTTCCTTATTTAAGATGGCCCGATCATCAAACTATAAAAATTGCCCCAAAAGAATGGACAAAAAACATTGCTAAACAGTTAGAATTCATTCGTAGTAACTTAGAAAACGTAAATGTAAAAAACGGGTTTCATAAATGGGAAGGTGACAAGTTTAGTAGATTACTAGAAGTGTTTGATAACGAAAACTTAACACAACAACAACTTGATATATTTAGAAAAGATTTTGCTATATTTGTTGATGAGCATGATCGTAGACGTTCTACAAATTTTTTAAAAACTTTTCCTGAAATGGAACAATTCTATCAAGATTGTAAACTAATTACGTAATTAGATATTCTTTATTCTTGTTAAATTGTTTTCTTAAGGTCTTGTAATTGTGTTCTAGTACACTACGCATTTCTTGTAACATTATTTTTAGATTGTCGATTGGTATATTATTAATATCATTTATGATTTTATATATCATTTCTAATCTTTTATTGTGGTTAGTTTCATTATCATAACTTTCGTCCCACCATTTATTAAATGTTTGAAATCCTAAACTTTGTAAATGTGAAATTGTACCTACTGGACCTACCATAATAAACGGCCTATGTGCTACAATAGGTTTGATTGTTTTTTCTGTTAGATTTATCATATTAGATGCATATCTAGTTTCAGTTACAACATCAACAAATGCTTTTGAAACACCTTGAATAGTATTTCTTTGCTTATCACTTTCTATATCTACTACATCACTATTTTTAGCGTCCCATAAGATTGGAGTATTTTCTAATTCGTAATGACTTGTTAATATTTTCTCTACAGTTTGCGGACTAAAGTTTGCAAGAGGCAATGTTTTATTATTAAGTAATTGTTTAGTAGTACATAAGTTGTTTAAACTTAACACAGTATCAAAGTCTTTTATTAACAAACCTATTATGTAACGATGGTATTCAAAACGAAGGTTAAAACAAGATATTTTTTTGTCAAAGATATATCTATTATTATCGTTTACAAAATCATCTTTAGTATACATATTTGATGCAATGCTTGTAAAATAATAGTCAAAGTAATCAATTTTTAAGTTATAGTTTTTTGCTATAATAAATGAGTCTTTTTCACAATGATAAATTTTATATTTACATTTTGTTTTAGATAAAATTCTTGAAATAATATCTAATTCGTAGCTACGTACTTCGTCGGGAATAGTTTCTATTGGATAAGTTTCTAGCATATTAAAATTATTTGTATTTGAATATAACCTAAGCACATCTTCCATAAAGAAATATATTTTTTCAATAGAATTTTTTCTTATAAATTTAATGATATCTTTTTCGTTTGTTTGTGTACATCCTGCAAATAAAATTATAACAATCTCTTGCTTAGTAGGTTTGATAACTTTTTTAAGTTTATTTAATAACCTATCTTCCCATTGCGGCCTAATAGATTTAAGTTTAGTTCTTTGGTTTCTATTACCACTTGTAAAGTAAATATTATTATTATGATAAATTTTTAAATGGGCCATTAATTAACGCCAGTAATTTGTAAAGTATATCTATCTTCAATGCCAATATTTGCAGCAAAATGCGGTACGCTATGTGTCCACATACAATAGTCGCCAGCTTTCCAATTAAATACCGGAAATCCGTCTACTTCAAAATAATGTCCAGATTTCCAGTTTTCTAAAAACACAATTGCTCTTACTACATCTTTAATATTCTTCTTGAATATTTTAGTATATGTTGAGTAGTGATCAACATGAGTAGGAATAATATTATTTGTTTTCATTTTATAAAATGAATACCCACAATCTTTCATATTTAGATCTTTGCTTATTTGTTTAGTCCATTCTGGTATATAGTTTTTTCCGCTATATAATTCCCCGCCGAATGTCATGCCGTTGTATACGCCAGTTTCCCATTTATCTTCTTCTTGTAAATTTAATGGTTGTCTAGTGTATTCAAATGACTTAATTTCATTAATGTCTATGTTTAAATTTATATGTCCTAATTTATACATATCTATCCCCTGTGTAAATCTAGTGTGGTGCAATGATGTCCGCCCCCGAGTGTTCTTGAATGAGCAAATGGTACTGTGTAACTTAGTACTCCATTTGCTCTCAGTGCTTGCTCTAGTTTAGGACAGTCATCAATAACTGCCAAGTCTGGACGAATCATAAAGAAGTTTAACAAAATATAATTACTTGCAAATGCTTCTCCTGTAAAACTTTTCTGTGTTAGATCTTTGTCACCTAACCAAATAACTTCCCAGTCTTTAAAACAGAGAGGTAATGATTTCTTTGTAACACGATCTTTATTAACTACAACAAGCCCGTCTGCAACAGGACTAAAGGTGCTATCAATATGTACGCCTCCGTAGGTTTGTGTTACTTCTACAGTATGATTAGGAAACTGTTGTTGTAGCCAATCTGCTCCTTGTCTAGTACCACTAACACTTTCTAAGTATAATAACGTATTGCCTAATCTGCTAATGTTAGCTGCATCAAACTTAATAATGTTGTTACGTGGTGTGTGTATAACATTCTTTGCATCTTTTAGAACAAAGTCTATATAATTACGCTCTTGTTCTCTACATTCGTATTGCATATTGCAATCAACAACTGTGTCGCCGATGATTAATAATCTATCTCTTGGACAATAATTGTACATTCCATTATTAACTTGAAAGTTATGTACTTTTGGTCTATGTACTATTACACCTTCACTTTCAAGGGTACTAACAAACCTATTTAAATCTAATGTTGCTTCTGCAATAACATGATTTGGGTATGGACCAGGTTCTTCAAAATGACAGCCTGTTGGTCTATTTGCATAAATTGCATCACCAACAATTACTTCCTTTAAACAGTCCCATTCATTTACAGTATTAATCAAAAATATATTCTCCTAGGTACGATGCCCATAATTCGTGTCCCTTAGCATTAGGATGTCCGCAATCTAAAAAGTATTCACTCGGCCTAATATCTTCTCTTTCTACTATAGCTCTAGCCCAGTTTTTTGGAAAGTATCTTTTTGCAAATCTAGTTGTATTTTTTAAATTAATATCTGATAAGTAATCAAATTCAAAAAACGGAATATTGTATTTAAAGTTACAACCTTGTGCTTCTGCAAGTAAATCAAGATAGGATTTTTTTGTAAACGTGTCGTAATATAAATGTTGAAAGTCACCAAAGACACTAAATTCGATAAATTTAATATTTTTGCATTTGTTTTTTAATTTATTGCGGCAATCGTTAAAATCATCTTCTATGTGAGAAATTGATTTATTTTTAAAAAACTTGTCTCTAACTTTTACATCTTTACTATAGGAAAAATCAATCATTTCTTCGTTCACTACATAACGTGTTACACCTGACCATCCGGCTATTACTAAATTGTAGTTTTGTTGTTTTAATTCGTCTATTGCTCTATCTGCAATAGCCATATTACCTACGCCAGGCTTGCCTACATTTTTTACTTTAACACCGTACTTTTTTTGTAAAATTGCAGGCCATGCTTGATCTTTGTTAACTCCGTGACCGTACGTCCAACTGTCACCGACACATAAAATTTTCATTTTATTTTTAACTCCCTACAGTCCGGATAGCTAACTTGTTTTATATCAAAATTATTTTTTAGTTTGTAAGAAGCAAGAGCCTTACTTCCTCTAATACACTCTTCCGGATTCATTTTATAATGAAATCCCAATTCAAATTCTTTTTGATTTATCCAAGGTGATATCGATAAGTCTCTACCGTCATAACGCATTGCTAATAATTTTTTATAACTTTCGAAACAATCTAAAAATATTGCACCTCCTCGACCAATGTCAACAGGTTTGCTGTAGCCAAAGCTAACACACTGTAGTTGTCCTTTACGATACATGTTTGGCTGTAGGCATCTAGCACTATCCCATATTCTAGTATTATGAAATTTGTATTCGCCACTCCATGATTCTTCTATTAGTTCGTAGTCTATGTTTAACTTTTTCATTGTCATTGGGACACTAAGGTAAGTGTACGCACTAAATTTACATTTTGTAATAGTGTCTAATCTCAAACATAATTCAATGGCATGTGTACAGCAATCTGTAGTAACAACATACGGTGAATTAGTAAATTCACTTAGCTCTTTTTCAAAATTTGCGATTTTTTCAAACATTAGTGTTCCTATTATAGTAGCATATAAATATATTTATGACAGTCAATAAATGGAAAAATATATATGAAAATCAGTTTTATTGGATTAGGTAAATTAGGAATGCCGTGTGCAGAAGTTATTGCACAAAAAGGACACAGTGTAACTGGTTATGATATTGCTAGACGTGGAAATAGTGATGTATTACAGTTCCCTACAATCCAAGGTGCAATTAATGGCGCTGATATTGTATTTGTTGCTGTACCAACACCTCATGATCCAGACTACGATGGCAGAGCACCAACGGCACATCTAGAGCCAAAAGATTTTCAATACGACATTGTTAAAGAAGTGATTGCTGAAGCAAACAAGCATATGACAAAAGATCAATTACTTGTATTAATAAGCACAGTGTTACCTGGCACAGTGCGTAGAGAGTTTATACCGCTAGTAACTAACACACGTTTTGTATATAATCCTTATTTGATTGCTATGGGAACAGTTGCTTGGGATATGGTAAATCCTGAAATGGTAATGATAGGCACAGAAGATGGTACCGAAACAGGTGATGCAAAACAACTGGTTGATTTTTACAAGTCTATAATGGAAAATACTCCTCGTTATGTTATTGGAACCTGGGACGAATGCGAGTGTATCAAAGTATTTTACAATACATTTATTAGTGCAAAAATTGGTTTAGTAAATATGATACAAGATGTTGCACAACGACAAGGAAATATTAATGTTGATGTAGTAACTGATGCACTTGCCAACAGCGACCAGCGTATTATGGGGCCAAGTTACATGAAGGCAGGAATGGGAGACGGAGGAGCATGTCATCCAAGAGATAATATAGCTCTACGCTACATGGCCAAAAATTTACATTTAGATTACGATATATTCGATAGTATAATGAATGCTAGAGAATCACAAGCAAGAAATATGGCTATAGAAATTCTTAAACACGGTAATAGGATACAATTTAGTAGTGATAGTTATAAATCTAATGTTGAATATATTGATGGTAGTTACAGTTTGCTTGTTCAGCATTATGTAAAAGAATTAGGTGGTTGGGTTGTTAACGAAAACCCTAGCATATTTGTTAGAGTACATGACACTGATATAGTTCCAGAAAATGTTGTTGTTTTTGATCCTTGGAGAACATATAATGGGCCTAATACTGTAATATACTACGGAAATACTAGACATTTAACGTAAATGGTGTTATAATAACTTATGTACGATATAATTTTTATAAGCTATCAAGAGTCTAATGCAGAACATAGATACTCTATACTAAAGCAAAGATTTCCATATGCTAAACGTATACACGGAGTCAAAGGAATACATCAGGCACATATAGAGGCTGCTAAAATTTCCTTAACAGATATGTTTTGGGTAGTTGATGCCGATGCTATTATAGTAGAAGACTTTGATTTTAGTTATATTCCTAAGATAGAAGAACAGGAATGGGTACATGTGTGGCATAGTAGAAATCCTGTGAATGATTTGACATACGGGTATGGCGGCGTAAAATTATTGCCTCGACAATTAACTTTAGATATGGACACAACTAGTTCTGATATGACTACTAGTATTAGTAGTAATTTAAAAGTAATCGAAGAAGTTAGTAATATTACAGCATTTAACATAGACGAATTTAGTACATGGCGTAGTGCATTTAGAGAATGTGCTAAATTAGCAAGTAACTCAATAGATAGACAAAACAAGGAGGAAACAGATGAACGACTTAAAACTTGGACTACTTATGCTAGTGGAGATTATAGTGGATATGCGTTACGAGGTGCTCGCGATGGCATGCGCTTTGGCCTTTCTAGCAGCTCTAATCTTAACCTAATAAATAATTTTGATTGGTTAAAGGAAAAATATAATGAGTAGACTTATTGCGTTTGGATGCAGTCACACATACGGTGAAGGACAAGTAGACTGTCTTGTTAATAAAAAAACTGATAAACCATCGCCGACCCCTAGTCAATATGCTTGGCCCGCATTGCTAGGGAAAAAGCTAGATAAAGAAGTTGTCAATCTAGGCTGCGGCGGGGCTTCTAATAGATATATATCAGAGGCAATATTAAACTCTAATATACAAAAAGATGATGTTGTAGTTGTACTATGGACTGAGATTAACAGATCTACAGTATTTAGGCATAGTAATATATCAG